TATATAGGTGAATCCGTTCTCGATGTTAATGACGGGCTGACTTCACCAAACGTAAAACTATTTTGTGGTATTCTTATCCTAGCCATTAGCTTCGCCTATTTGAACTAAACCTCGTTGTTGACAAGGACCTTGTTGATTGTTGTTGACTATCTAAGTTGCGTGCCTTTGCCATTAATCGTTCAGCTTTGGTCTCCATCATTTCCATTAACTTGTCATCACGTGCAATGGCTGTGGCAAACACAGACGCTAAAGCGTATTGCACCGCTAAAGCAAAGTAAGATGGGAAGGCTGTTTCAGGAGCACGAAATGTATAATCAGCAATTAAACTGTCATTAGTTGATGAATCTGAAAAGACCTTATCACCATAGATCGTGTAACTAATTGTAGTATCATTAACTGTAACCGCATGTAACATAAGCAAGTCACTAGGTAATTGATGTGCAATATCAAATCGGCCAGTTGGTGTATCGGTTAGTTGATTAAGCGTTGCTTGTTCAGAAGAGAACCTCCAACGAGCAACGCATAATGATGAGCGAACGACATCCTCATACATGTTAGACGCAACCAAAGCTTCTGTTGTACTAAGTTCAAAAGAAGTGATTGGCTCGGCACCAATAAGCACGAGTGCTCTTGATGCCATATCCAACGCTGAATTAGATGCCGTTGATGCCATTAGTTATTAGTCGCTATCTGTTTCTGCTATTGCTGTACCATCAGATACATCAACGGCAGTACCATCATTACTTAACACAGTGACAAAACTTGTTGTTGGTGCATTACTATCCACCACAAGAATAACGTCACGAATGTTAAGCATATTTGCCGCACCATTAAAATAGTTTGCACTATTTACAGTTGCAATAGCATCGACAGTTTGATAACCCCAGAGGTTAAATCCACTACCCCCAGCTAATCGTATTAGTCCACTTGCTCCATAAGCCATGTTATATCCTCCTATCCGTTGTTATCAAGGACTTCATAAATACCATTGTTATCAATAACAACAGCACCCATGGACATCATTGATGTTGCTAAGTGTGAAACCTTTTCAGGTACATAGTTTAACTCGGTTGTAACATTCGCCCCAATACCAAGACCAACTGCACTATTATGATAAGCTAAGTTCTTACCACCTGCGATTGCTGACGTTGAGAATATGTTAAACCCTAAGAAATTTTTCATAGTCATACCACCTGCAAACGGAAGGTTTTGATCACCGACGTAATCGGATGATGCAAATTCTTCAATAAGAAACAGATCAGCAAAACCTTTAGGATTCATAGCCAAATAACGACCACCATCTTCAGGTAAGTTTGCTGTGCCAAACGTTTCAAACAAAGTTAACAAGTCTGCTTTTTCAACAGCAGCGTTTGTTGCGTTTATTGTAGTTGAACTAGCACCGGCATCCATTGCGGTTACAAGTATCTCGTCAGTCTTTCGACCTAAAGCTGAAGCCGCAGATGTTGCAATAGCTTGACGTTCGTCTATGTTTGTTTTTAACTCATCAAGTTTATCTATATACTCAGCGGCATAAAAGTCTTGAAGAGTCGCTTCGACTGTGGTGTGTACCAACTCCATTGGAGTTATCATACCATTTCGTGATTTCGTTGAAGCAGAACCGACACCGATTTTTTGAAAGCGTACAACGCTTCCTGCAACATTACTTACGTTACGAACAGTGTTCATTAACTTTGAACCCATTCTTTGATAAGCCATGTGTACTTCGCTCTCGAACTGCTTGATAAAAGCTGTATCTATTGTATTAGCCATTATCAATCCTTTCCCTGCAAAAGCAGATTAGTTGTTAAGGTTGCTCTCGGTTATCTGCTCTTTGCCTCATCCAGTTATCCGTTAGGGCTGTCCGCTTATTACAGGCCGTGTATACTAATTGAATTGCATAGTTTCACTTTCCTGACAACGCACAAATCGTAACACCTGATGCCCGTTTACCTCAAAGGATTTGGGCATAATCATAAAGCCTAAATACCCTAGCCACGTTAGCGTTTTGTAATGTTCGACAGGGCATACGTTCTGCAATAAATAATACTGATCTTGAAAGTAATCTAAGAAAGCCGGCGACCATTTAAGAAATGTTTTAGGATGCTTGTCCACCACGTCAGAGCATAACATCCATATAGTTCCAACCAGTTCATGCTCAGGCACAACGCCAAACATCATTACAGGTTTATTGTCCACTAAAGCCGTAAAGGTTTCAGCACGACTATTCTGTAGTGGTGACATCAAAGCACGCCAAGGCGTTTCTCCGGCTATCATACATTCTCGTACATCCGTTGATCTTAGTTTGTGTTGGAGATAATGAGCGTGACTAGGATGGCCTTCGACTACCCTAGCAACTCCGTAATTACCCTCCCCCGTGAAGACGTTTAAAGTCACTGTTCACCTCTTGAATAAACGCATTGTCACGTTGACCTTGCTTCCAGTAACGTGGGTCTTTCATCTTAGTTTCAATATCAGCTTGCGTTACTTGACCTGTTACCACGGATGGGGTAGCCACATTACTTCCTTTTGTTTGTTCAATGATATGCTCTAAGGCTTTGATGCCGGCTGATGATGAACCCAGTTCAGCCACAGCTTGTTGCATACCTTGGTCGGGGAAAAACTTATTCATCCATAACTGCACAGCTTCCACTCTCATGTTAGCGTTGTCACCTAAATCTTTACGCACAGCTTCTAAGTCAGGTTGATTTATTGCCAGAGCGTCAGCGTATTTCTCAATGCCTTCAGCAAATTCACCTTGGCTTAATCCATTATCCCATGAATACTTTGACCACCAATTAAGAAGTTCGTTATCAACGGCATCGGCTTCATCAATAGTTTCAGGCAATACATACTCACCTACAGTAGCAGGTCGATCAGCAAATGCTTTTTCTTCCATCTCTTTTGTAATAGTGCCTCGTAATTCTTCTTCACCTTTTCCTAATTTAGTTGATAACTCACCATAAGCCGTTGCCATATCTTCAGCGTTCTTAAACTTTTCAGGCAACCATTCAGGTCGTTCAACCGCCGGGGTTTCCACCTGCGTTTCTGTTGTTGCCTCAACTGGGGCTTCAGCTTGGGCTTGTAGTAATGTTTCTTCCATGGTTTATCCTCTCTGCATGTTGAATACGTTTAGCTATTAAAGCCACTAGATACCTTTGACCTTCAAGATGTCTGAGTTCTTCACTTGTAATGTTAGGTCCTGATATAGCTTCAATGGTTATTGATTTTAAATACTGCAACGTAGCTAGGCCACTCGGGGTGTTGAGTGTACTGGCTAAGTCGAGGGAGATTTTTTGATCTTGTTCTTGTGATCGGGGGTATCCGTCAACCCCCAAGTGTTTGGATGTTTGGGTTTGCATTTGGGTCTATTCCTGTTTGTTGTTGCATCTGTTGTGCCATCTCAACCATTTGTTTTCGTTCTCCTACATCACGAATTAAATGGTCTGGCACCCCAAATTTCTTGGCTAGATAGATTGCCGTTTCCTCTGAGGAGACAAGGAGATTAATGACATCAGGCCCAAACCTTCCTGCTACCATTTCAAGAAATCTATCTAGGGAAACAATGTCTTGATTTGATTGTGCCTGTGCCAGTGGGGAAACACTTTTTATCTTTACTTCTCTGCCATTGACAGTGGGTATTTCTATTCTACCCTGCTTTGTTAAAAGATAAACCACACGTTGAAGAACGGGTTGAACCATCTCAGCTTGCAGTCTTCCAAATGCAGAACCAATCTTACGAGATAAGTCAGCCATACGCTCTGCCACTTCCGTAGCTGATGCAGGTGTTTTATTAGGATCACCAAGCATGTCATTATACAATGCACGCTTAATATTATTTCTCATGTCATTCAATATTAAATTGGCAACATCAAAGTTTCCTGCAGCCCTTATTGGTTGCAGACCTTGAGAGTTAGGAGCCTTGGGTATAACAGTTCCCGGCACTAAGTTAATTGTGTCTACGTTAATAACCCCATCATCATCCATCTGATAGATACCACTAATGGCCATCTGTGCATTTTCAAGCACCAACTCTATTGTGAGGTTGGCACTTTTAATTGCACTTAACGCATTGACAGCGGGGCCTCTTCCGTAAATTTCACCTGACGCTTTGCTCCATCTGAATGCTATAAAAGGGTTTGAACCTACGCCTGAGTATTCTTCTTGAAGTATTAATTCTTTATCACCCATTTCAATAACCATATAACTATAACGCTCAACGTTTGGTTGATCGTATAGCTTGCAAGAAACCTCCAGGATTTTACATTTAGTATCGGGATACTTCTGTATTTTTTCTAATGTCTTTTCTGAAAACGTGCCACGTGGATAAGCCACTGGTAAGTCTTCATACTTTAAGTCACGCTCTCTATACACATGGTCAATCCTACCATCAGGTCCAGTATCAAGAACCACATGAGGTAATGGAATAGAATGAAATCGTATTGGATTAATAGCATCACCCTCTGTTATAGCAAGCACGGCTGTGCCTAACGCAAGGTCAATAAAACATTCATGTATCTCTTGAGCAAAGTTAGAGGTCTGTATAATTTCAAATATATATTCAGTAACTTTATCTAGCTTGTTGTTTACTTCATCCTGTTCTTCTTCAGGCACTTCACCACCGGCAACAAAGTCAGCCCACCGAGCAAAGTTAGGAAC